AAAGAAAAATTACAAACATTTAAAAGGTGATTCTTGTGATCTTTGTGGTGTTAAAACAAAATTAGATTTAGATCATGACCATAAAACTAAAAAATTTAGAGGATGGTTATGTAGATCTTGTAATATGGGGATTGGTAGATGTGGTGATACAGTAAATGGAATACAAAATTTAATTAATTATTTAATAAAAAATGAAAAAAATTCCACGTAAAAAAACTGATCAAATTATAGATGAACTTTTAAAATTTGTTCATGGTAAACCTACTGAAGAAAAGAAAAAAATAACTTATGCTTATTTTGAAAAGCATGAATATCAAAAAACTAAAAAATTACACTAATGAAATGGAATAAACAATTCGAATACCCTAAGTCTATCAGATCTTTGATTAAAGACGAAAGACACTATGAGATTGGCTCCTCGAAGCTCCCTTCTGTGACCACGATACTAAATGTAACGTCTAGCGACGAGAAACGAGAGTCTCTTGCTAAATGGAAAGCTAAGGTTGGAGAAGCTGAAGCAGAAAGAGTTAAGAATACTGCAGCAACACGTGGAACAGCTATGCACTCTTATTTAGAATACCATTTAAACGGTCAAGGGCTACTAGATTTAAGCGACGAGGGGCGAGAGGCGAGGAACATGGCACAAACTATAATAGACAAAGGATTAGGGGACTTACATGAAATATGGGGCAATGAAGTTGTACTACATTATCCAGATCTATATGCAGGTCAAACAGATTTGGTTGGAATATACCAAGGAAGAGACAGTATTATTGACTTTAAACAAACAAATAAGCCAAAGAAAGATGAATGGATAACAGATTATTATCTACAGGGTGCAGCATACGCTACAGCTCATGATTGTATTTACAATACAAACATAGAACAAATAGTTGTTTTAATGTGTACACCTGACAATTTTTTTCAAAGATTTATAGTTAATGGACAACGATTTAGAGACTATAAATCGGACTGGTTGAGGCGAGTTGATACCTATTACAACCTAAAAGAGAAGGCTAGAGTGTGACATTTATGCAACACTATTAATAAGTCATTGATTTATATGAATAATATGGCAAAAAATTGGTTACATTTTAAGTCATTGATTTTAAACACTTTTATCCTGATTTGTAACTTTTGTAACCATTTTGTAACTCCAGAACAGTTGGTATATAAGGACAATATGCATAAAGTTACAAAGTTACAAAATTTTTCATTTAAAAAGAGGGTACCAATAGTGATTTAATCTATATAACTCCTATTAGGTGAACTTTTTATGAAATTTAATTATCAGTTATATAAAATATCTTGGGAAGATATATGTTCTGATTCTGGATGGGCTTCAGATGCAGAATTTGACAGAATGGATGTAAGTCATTGTATTTCAATTGGTTTTATTTATAGGCAAACTAAAGATTATGTTTGGATCTTCTCAAGCTATGAGATAGACAATCTAGGCGAAATTACATTCGGAGATAGGACTGTAATTCCAGCAAACAACATCAAATCAATGGAGAAAATTTATGGCCAAAAAACCAAAAAATGAATCTATTCAAGATATTCTTGATAGAATTCAAGAAGACATTGATATTATCAGAGATAAAGCTGAAGAATTAGAAAATCACGATTGTGAATCTGATTCAGATGACGATTTCGATGATGATTTCGAAGATGATGATTCAGACGAAGAATAGTTAATTTCTTTTTGTTTAGATTTAACTTCTTTTTTAATATCATCTAATACAACACCCTCTAGGATCGGTGAGTATTCGTTTATGATTTCTTTCATACGAGCCTCTAACTGTTCTGCAGTAAGATCTTCTAACTTACCGGTCCTAATAATCTTCTGTTCAACGTACAGCCCGGCTGCTTTTCCTCTAGCAACTTCAGCATTGACTGCAGCAGACCATGCTTTTGATTCTCTTGCGTTGTCTCTAAGTTTTGCGAGTTCTGAGATGTGTCTTTCAAATGTAACGTCATATTTTTTTTGATACTCCGATCTTAATTGTCCAATGTATTGTACTACCAATGGATATGTTTTTGGATTTTGTAATTTGCTTGCATATACAATTGCAGCATCAGGAGAATATCCTGCAGCAATAGCACATTCAGCTCCAGTTTTTCTTCCTTCGTTTGTAACCAATTCATATGCAAATTTCATTTGCATTTCCGTTAATCTTTTTGGTTGTGTCATACTAGACATTTAAGGTAATTTTAGTTATAAATCAAGTGGGGTCGGCTTACGAGAAGATGTTTGATCATGCCTTCAGATACTGGGCCCCATTAAAATACTATGTTAAAAGGAAAGTTATTAAGACAGGCATTAGATAAATTTCTGAAAAATTCAGAAGTATCACAGAACGCACGTGTTCAAGTTTGTTTACCAAACGGAGAATTATATGATGTTGTTGGTATACAATTAATGGAAAATAAAATTATTGGTAACCGTGAATCTCATAGATTAGTCATTACAATTGATAAGGAAAAATGGACTATGGGTAAGGTTATGAAGAGGGTCTAACTACCTTGAAACCTGAGACAAAACTTTGGCATAAAGTTAAAAAATTTATGCCTGAAATATCTTTCACAAGGCTAGAAAATCTAAGTGGTTTTGGCACTCCAGATCTATTGGCATATAATAAAAAACATACCTTTTTTACTGTTGAGCTTAAGGTTGCAAAAGGTAATTCTGTTAAGTTTTCTCCTCACCAAATTAGCTTTCACGTGAAGCATCCGCACAATACTTTTATCCTAGTTTCTTCTGACTTGTACAAAGATGAAAAACTTTATGAAGGCTCTCGCTGCTTGCAGCTAGTCTCTGATGGCTTGCGGCTTGAGGCTTGCCGCTCGGGTCTAGATCTGATCTATAATTATTTTAAACGCTTGTAGCTTGCTGCTTGCTGCTTGCGGCTTGTTGCTTGCGGCTTGCTGCTTGCTGCTCGTAACAGGTGGCTGGTGGCTAGGCCCCAGGAAGGGGCCCGCAATGTTATGATTTCCAATAAGTTACTTTTTCTAGCTCTACAGGCTGCATGTTTTTGTGGTTGCTCAGGTGAGCTACTTCTTCGTGTGGCAGACGCTCCAGGTCGCTGAACGGTATCATCGATTTGTCTTCCAGCGGGTCCCCTTGCACCTGTATAGATCCGGTTGTGTATCCATACTTTTGTAGTGCGCGAATGATCACATGTTCCACTTGATGGATAGGTTCTCCCAGTTTTCTCCATTCTACTTGTACTGTTACTTTCATACTTTCTCCTTTGTTGGTTATACATCCTATATAATCCTTTATTTATCAAATGTCAAGCAGCTTGTTGCTTGACGCTTGCTGCTTGTCGCTTGAAGCTTGCGGCTTGTAGCTGGGTTAGGACCCCGGAGACTGGTCGGTCTTTTGCAATTGGCTATGCGTTCCGGGGCCATGTTAGTGTTTACCATATGCGATGTTAGGAATTCGTTTATCCCAACATGCCCTACAATCTAAGCATTTGTTATCTTGCTCCGCTGCAGGGCACGTTTTGTTCTCAGTAACCACACTGGAGGTATAAGGCCAGAAGGTAGACGGCTGACCGTCAACCTTTGTTGCTGAAAGTCGTATAATAAGATTTGTAGGTACTTCGCCAGGCGTCACCTGTTTCATGATTCCAGCTTCTCGAGTCGGTAACCAGTGATTAACATCGGGCGTCAACTTACATACTTCGAATATTTTTTTAAGGTGATCAAGGCTCTGTAGATCTCCAGAATCGTGCCATCTAAACCATTTTGACTTATGGCGTAATATTTGCGCAGCCATTGCCTGGATCCATAGCGGATGATCAATTGCTGCCAGACGTTTGTACTGAGCTTCTTGTACATTTGGAAATACATAACAACCTTTTAGAGCGTAACAACCATGGCAAACCGTGCCAGGTATCTTAGCTAATTTACTACCTGTTTTGCATTCCTTTGCAGGTATACCATACGCCCAACCAGGCATCTTAGAAGGCTTTGATAATGTACCTGTAATGCTATCTAAATCTTTTACTTTCATGTATCCTATATAATACGTTATTTAACTTTGTCAATACGCTTGTTGCTTGAAGCTTGTGGCTTGCTGCTTGTAGCTTGTGGCTTGAAATGTTCATCGAATTGCTGCAGCTTGGCCGGCGTCAATTCATACATGTGGAACCCTGGCGCGGTGCCAGGGACCTTTTTAAATCCTAATTTTTTTAATTTATTCATTTCGTTCCTTTCTTTCTTTTTCATATTGTTTTGATATCTCTTCACTGCGTTTCATTTCTTTCTGGATGAGAATTAATATCTCAGTTAATGTTTTATTTAGTCTTGCTATCTCTATTGCTATCTTGTCCATATTATACCTTTCTATTAAGTTTAATTTAACATTAAACTATTTTAACAAGTTGCCTATGCGACATATTGTCGCAGGCCACTTGTTGCCTGTAGCTTGTGGCTCGGGGCGAATATTAATAACGTTGGCGGCATTTACGTCCCTATTGCTAGCAAGCCGAGTGTCCGTGGCTTTATTCCCCTTCAAGCGCACTTACGATTATTCTCTGTCCACAATCTACAGTGTGAGTAAGAATACAGGTCAATCCCAGTTTCCTCTTACTCACTCTATCCTATATAATCCTATTGACAGTAATGTCAAGTCATAGTAAAAAATAATTATAAACAATAATGAAAGAGGTATAAAATGACACAAAGCAAACTAAGACTAAATACTGATATAAGAAAAAAGATAGGTAGTTTAATTCTATCTCATTTTGAGAATGAAAAAACTCCTGAACTTGAAAACTTTATATCAGCTAAAGAGGATATAACTACTGCATACGATAGAGCATTTAAAATTGCAAAGTCAGTTGTAAGTAAAGCATATCCAAAAGATGATGTTGCAACACTACAATCATTTAAAAAGAAATATGGTAGTGCGTGTGATGTTGTGGCTAAAGACAGTTGTTTTTATTTTGCTAATATGGAAATGAAAACAAATGAGAATAGTGAGAGAGATATTGCTGAACATTTTGATTTCACTCTAGGTGCAAATATGAGTGGACGATTTGACAGTATGGATTTTTGCAACGCATATTTTAGAGAAGAACTAAAAGGTGTTGGTATTAATCCTGAAATCACTATTCAAAACAAAGCACAAGATAATCGTAGCAATCCACATTGGACGCAAGAGGTAGACAAGATTAAAAAATTTCTTGGCTACAATAATGAGGACGGAATATTTCAAGAGTGGAAAAGTAAATATGCTCTTGATGTAATCGGAACTAGCTATTGTCGTTCAAGAACTATACCTTGCACGAATAGTGAGTTTAATGAAATGAAAGTTTTTAAACTTGCTAGAGAAAGTTTTGTAAATGCACATTACACTTGGGCTGAACATATTTTTAAAGATATGAGAGATATTAATAATGCTCTTAAAGATTATAAATATGTAAAAGACGCAATTGATTTGTGTGGTGCATTGGGTTTAAATATTAATGAAAATGAATTGCAAAGAACTGCTGGTGTTTCATTAACTATTTATCAACCAGAAAACTTGGCAAACCTTATTAAATCAAGAAGAGCAAAACAAGATAACAAAGCTGTTATTGCTCAATTTAAAAAGGCAAGACAATCACAAGTTGCAACACATTAAGTATTGACACAATAGGGGATATTGTAGTAATATCCCCTATATAAACAAATCAGAAAGGTATAATATGTTTAATCTAAAACAAGGAACTAAATTTAATGTGACATACTTTGCTAAAAAGTATGGAGAGTTTATAACTCGTGCTGGAGTATGGACTGAAAAATCAGTTGAGAGAATTTCAAAAGATAATAAAAATCTTTTTATTTATTTTGATTTAGATGAAGAGGGATATAGAACGGCGAGTGGAGATATAACTGTTGTACCAAAGGAGGATAATTAAAATGACTAGACATTATTGTCAGGGACCTAAGTGTCATACATACGATACTCAGTCCAGAATAAGAGGAACAAAAGGAAATAAAGTTTTGCGAACTCGATATGCATATGCAACTTTTAATCCGTCTACTCCTAATTGTTGGGAAGATTATTTTTGTGATGATAGATGTTTACATGCTTGGTTAAGAATACATTTAACACAAGTAATGAACTTTGTTGGTATTAAAACAAAGGCACAGGAAACTCCAATCGAAATTACAAAAGAAGTTAAACAAGGCTGGAGAGGAGAATATATAGATACAACTATAAAGTTATTGAATAATAATATAACTGATGATAGTATAACAACATAACAACATACAGGTATAATATGACAAAACAACTACATGTAATAAACTACGAGGGCAAAGAGTATCGCATCCCATTCGATCTAGATCTAGAAATAGATAAGGATCAAACAATAGATGTTTCAAATAGATTCAGCGGTGAGAAGGCAAGTCTGCCTTGGTTTGCTGTTGCAGTCTATGATCTTATCATGGGGGCTGAGCAGTTCGATGATTATGAAACAATGCAACAAGGATTAGATTGGTTTAGACAATACTTTCCTAAACAATACATGACATTATTAGACTGAGTCTAGTCACTATCCTCTAGCTACTCTATGCGAGTAGCTAGCGGCAAGAGGTCCCATCCCACTTACAATTAACTTTAGTTCTATATAACTCGATCCCCCTTTTTAAAAAGGGGTCCCTAAACTTAAGCGTGTATTGCTTGATTTAGACATTTATAAGGTATAAATACTTTAAAGGTTCCAAAATTAATCCTAAAAAATTTTGCGGAAAATTTTTATGAAACTAACTTTAGAGAAATTAAATTTACTACCACCTGATATTCAAAAAGAATTTATTGAAGCTGCAACATTAGCTACACAAAAACGTGGTATAGAAAAAGCACAAACTGATTTCATGACGTTTGTTAAACGTGTTTGGCCTGAATTTATAGAAGGCTCACATCATAAAAAAATTGCAGAAAAATTTAATGATCTTGCAGAAGGTAAGATTAAAAGATTAATTATCAATATGCCACCAAGGCATACAAAGTCCGAGTTCGCCAGCTTCTTGCTTCCAGCTTGGATGATAGGTCGTCGACCTAAACTTAAAATCATTCAGTCAACTCACACTACAGAACTCGCTGTTAGATTTGGTCGTAAAGCAAAGACACTAATGGATATGCCTGAGTACAAAGAAATATTTTTAACAAGGCTTCGAGAAGATTCTCAAGCCGCTGGTAAATGGGAAACAGAACAAGGTGGTGAGTATTATGCTGCCGGTGTCGGTTCCGCTATTACTGGTCGAGGTGCCGATCTTTTAATTATAGATGATCCGCATTCTGAACAAGATGCATTAAACATAGATGCTCTTGAGCGAGCGCATGAATGGTATACATCAGGACCTCGTCAGCGACTTCAGCCAGGTGGAGCTATTGTTCTTGTTATGACAAGATGGAATACAAAAGATTTAACAGGTGCGTTGTTGCGAGAAACGGGGAACATAAAAGCAGATAAATGGGAGCTCATAGAATTTCCTGCAATTTTACCTTCTGGTAAACCCGTATGGCCAGAGTATTGGAAGTTAGAAGAATTAGAGGGAGTTAAAGCTTCATTAAGTTTACAAAAGTGGAATGCACAGTGGATGCAAAATCCAACATCAGAAGAAGGTGCAATTATAAAACGAGAGTGGTGGCAGAAATGGGAACATAATTTTATTCCACCTCTTCAACATGTAATTCAATCTTATGATACAGCTTTCTTAAAAAAAGAATCTGCGGATTATTCTGCAATAACAACTTGGGGTGTGTTTCAAAGAAACGAAGACTCAGGACCTCAACTTATTTTGCTAGATGCTGTTAAAGATCGATTTGAATTTCCTGAGCTTCGTAGAGTAGCATATCAACAATATCAGTATTGGCAACCAGAAACTGTGTTAGTAGAAGCAAAAGCATCAGGACTACCATTAACATATGAATTGCGTAAAATGGGTATCCCTGTTATAAACTATACCCCATCTAGAGGGAATGATAAGCATTCTAGAGTTAACTCTGTTGCACCTTTATTTGAATCGGGTCAAATATGGGCACCTGTTGAAAAGGAATTTGCACAAGAGGTAATTGAAGAATGTGCGGCATTTCCATATGGTGATCATGACGATCTAGTGGATTCAATGACACAAGCAGTCATGCGTTTTAGACAAGGTGGATTTATAGATCATCCAGAAGATTATAAAGATGAACCTATAATCAGAAACAACAAAACGTATTATTAATATGGAAGGCATTTTAAATTTATTAAGAAAATTAGGATACTCTGAAAATGAGATTAAAAATGTATTAAACAAAGTTCCAGTAGAGCCACAAGGAATAATGGGAACAAATGTTGCTACAGGTGTTTTTTCAAAACCAAGAGAAGGACAATTAGCTAAAGATTTTTTAGTTTCAGATGTAATTGGAAATCCATTTGAGATTGATTATTACAAAGGTAGATCTAGAGAAGATATTTTAAAAAGTGCAGAAGCACAACTTAAAATGATAGATGATGAACTTACAAAACTTACAGATCAAATATTAAATAAAAATTTACAATTAACACAAGAACAAAGAGTTAACTTTGCAAAAAATTTAGAAGCAAAAAGAAGATTTGAAAAAGACTTTGAGACATTTAAAACAAAACCAGAAGCAGAAGTATTAAATATTGAGACAGGTAAAAAAGTAGAAGACATTGAAACTTTAAAAGAAAAATCTGGATTAATAGCGCCACCTACAACTGACCTTGGAAGAATAGATCTTAGAAATAAACAGATGCTTCAAAAAGCAGATGAGTTTTTTAAATCACAAGAAGAAGTTGAAAAGGCAGAAGCTAAAAGACAAGCATTAATTGCAAAACAGTATGAAGGAAAAGGTTATGAAGGTGGAGTGTTTGGTCCAAGTGGAATGTATAGATCTGTTGCTAGAAATTTTTTACTTGATCAACATGCAAAAGGAAAAATTAAATTAACAGATGATGTTATTAAAAATTTAGAAGAACGTAATTATATTTCTGGCGGACAACCACTAATGTATCCAGATCCAATTAGAATTATGAGACTTCATTATGGAGATGATGTATTTGAAAAAATTCCATTAGATAAAATAAAAACAGGGGCACCATCTGAAATTATAGAAGAGATGTCTAAAATAAATATTAACCCTGTAAAAGTAGAAGCACCTGCAACTCCAGGTGGTTATATGACTCCCGGAGAAATTAAAGCAAACATACAAGAACTTGAGAATATTGAAAGAATGATTAAGAGACGTGAATCTAGATTTGCAGATATGACAGATGAACAAATTAAAAATGAATTAGAACATTATGGATCTCAAAAAAATGCATTTGAAATAGCATTTGGATATGATCATCCAGATGCATATAAAACATATCTACAACTAAAAGAAAAAGGTGCAGATATTAAAGCTGCTTTAAAAGATTATAGTTACAGAGAAAAACCAAATCAATTTTATGAGTTTGGAAAAGAACCTAAAGAAGATGTACGTCACATTGCGGATGACATGGCTGAATATTTATATCAAAAACCATTTGATGAATTAACTCAAGATGTAAAAGGAAAACTGTTAGATGCTGCAAACGAAGAATATATGAACGTTTTGTCAATAGGGGATAATGGTTTTGCAAAAGGTGGAAGTGTTGGATCAAAAGGTCTTGATTATTTAACAGGCATGGAACCATCTAAAGGTTACGCTGATGGTGGAAGAATTAATTTTGAAAAAGGTAGCATACCTAAAATGTTAAAATTTCTTATTGACAAATTAGCTGACGAAAAAGATTTTAATAGAAAGCTATTGGAAAGATCTAGTCCAAAAGCAGTACAAGATTTATATATAGAAAAGTATGGTAAACTTCCATCAGCTGAAGAAATTAAAGACATTGTTAATAAACAATTACAAAACAAAGGTTCTATGGAAGTTATGAATCCTAAAACAGGAGAAGTTACAACTCCAAAAGAACCAGTTACAATAGCAGATAAAAAAAGACAACTTACTAAAGAAGAGATTGAAGATTATGAAGAAGCAATAGGAAGAGATTCTGAACAATGGATGTCAGAAGGAACTGTTGAAGAAGCTGAGAAAGCTTTAAAGAGAAGTAAAGCTGAAGAAGCGTATTATCGTACACAATATAAACTTGGTAAATTAGATCCTGAACCTGGTGAACAAACTGAAGCTAGAATGAAATTTTTACAAAAAAAAATGGAAGAAGCCGCAGATGTAAAAGATAGAAGATTAATTACTCCAAAGGAAATAGAGGAATTAATGGAATTAGAATCTAGATTTATTTATAAAAAAGGAGACGCCATCACTGAAGAAAATTTTGGTAGTAGCCCATTTGCACCTAGTCAAGAAACTTTAGACAATTTAAAAATAGCAAGAGAACAATCAAAAAAAATATCAGAACAAGATTTAGAAAATGAAATGAATAGAGTTTTAAATCAATATGATAAATCAATGTTTATAAAAGACGCACAAGGAATGGTAGATGTAAGTAATCCAGCTAACGCAGAAAAAATGGCATTACTTTTAAAAAGAGATCATCCTGAAATTTATAATAAGATTTTTAAATTAACAGAAGATATTAATCAAAAACAAGTATTAGATGAATTTGATGTAACGGACAGAAAACCAAATGCAAGTGGTGGATTAAATTACTTAATGGGATTATAATGAGTAGTTATAAAAGAAAAGAGGTAATGGATTATCTCACTAGAAAACCAGTCACTACTCAAGATATTGAATTAGCAAGAACTAGAATCCAGACCCCCGTAACTCCAGCCCCGATACAAGCGACGAGCGGCAAGGGACCAGAGACTGATTACCAAACAGAAGTTGCACCTGAAATGGTTGTACCTCCACAAGATGTGTTACCTAAAAATTCAGAACCAGTAATGCCATCTGCTCCAGGAATTCCTAATCCACAAAATAGAATATTGGAACTAGCAACGGGTGGAAGAGTTAATTTTAATGAAGGAAGTAAATTAACAGGAACAGGTAAAACTTTAGAACAAAATATTAAAGATGATCATAAAGCTTTTAATGATTATAGAAAATCTATTGGTCAACCTACAATTCCATTAGACAATGCATTTATAAGAATGTGGCAAAGAACTAGACTAAGCGAAGGAGGTAGAGCCGATTTTCAATTAGGAGGATCCGCTTTAGGAAGAATACTTGGAAAAACAGCTTTATCATCAGAAAAAGAATATTCTGCATTAAAAAAATTTATAATAGATACATACTCTGTAAATAAAGATGATCCAAATCTATTTCCTGCAATACAAAAATATTCTGAAAAGTTTGGAGGTAATTTATCTAATACTGCTGAAAATTTAAGACTTGATAGAAAGGCCATGATTCAAGCTGGTGAAAGAAGAGGATTTAAATTTGAAGGCAAAGGATCAACAGGAACTACTAAAATAAAAGATTTAGATTACGGTGATTTAACAGCTGCCGAACTTACAAATTTAGTAAAAGAAAATCCAAATTATTTAAAACAATTAATTAAAGATAAAAAAATAAATCCTAATGAATTTTATAATGCTGGGGACATAGCTAAAATATTTGGATTAAGCTCTAAAAAAGAATACAGGGATAATATTATTCGTGACTTTGCTGTACAAAAAACTAAAACTTATGACAAAGGAAGATTTACCAATGAACCCGTTGAAATAGTAAATGATCCTCAAAGAGAACAATTTAAATTATATAAATTAAACGACATAATTAATAATATTGAAAAAGATGCTGCTTTTAAAACTAAAGCTCCAGTTTCAGGTAATCTTACTGATCTTCCTAAAATAAGAAAAGAATTAGATCCAGAATTAGATACTTTATTAAATAATTTTAAAGTAAAGAAAAATATTATTATAAGTAAAGAATCAGACCCTGCTTTAACAGAAGCATTAGTTAATAATCCTAAAACAGGAACGGAAGGAATATTTTTTGATTATGGTCATGCTTTTGCAATAGATAATTATAGAAATTTTGATTTTGCAAAAAAGAATTCTGATAAAATTTATTCTTTAAATAGAAGTGTTATTCAAGACCCCTATATTAA